AACAAGTGGAAGTTAGATGTGGATAAAGCTAACAGCTTATTAGTAGAACTTACTGAGAAGCAATCTAAGGCTGTTAAATCTCTTGAAGCTACTATGCCACCAGTACAGGTGTTTAAGGACGTTACACGCCCACAGAAGCCCTTTAAACTAGATGGTACACTGTCAGAAGCGGGTAAGAGATGGTCTAAAGTGTGTGCAGAGTATGATATTAACTTTAATAGCTTTGCTAAACATAAAATACCCAATGGTTTTAAAGACCCGAAAGCTACTTCACCAGTTCAGATTAAAGATTGGTTATTTAGTTTAGGTTGGAAGCCACAGACCTACAAATATGTAGAAGATGGTTATGATTTACAGGGTAAACAGAAACAACGTAAGATTCCTCAGATAAAGAAAGGTGATATGCTATGCCCTTCTGTTATTAGAATGGTAGAGAAGCACCCAGAGCTAAAGAACCTAGAAGAACTTGGGGTTCTAGGACATCGGGTAGCATTGGTGTCAGGGTTGATTAAGAACTGTGATGAGGATGGTTACGTTATAGCTGCTATACAAGGCTTGACTAACACTCTAAGGTTTAAGCACGCAGTATGTGTGAACATTCCTAGCCCACGTATGCCGTATGGTAGTGAGATACGTAGCCTACTAACGATAAGAGAGGGCAGGGAGTTATGTGGTAGTGATATGAGCAGCTTGGAAGACAGGACTAAGCAGCATTATATGATGCCTATAGACCCTGACTATGTAGAGGAGATGAACAAAGAGGGGTTTGACCCACATTTAGATATTGCAGTAGAGGCTAAGTTCTTAACACAAGAACAAGCTGATGCTTACAAAGCTAAAGACTTTAGTAAGTTTGATGAAGCTATGCTGACAGCACAAAGACACAAGGGTAAGACTACTAACTATGCCAGTACGTATGGTGCAGGAGCACAGACTATTGCTAGGGGGGCAGAGGCTACGCTTAAAGAGGGAGAGGCATTACACAAAGCATATTGGAGTAGGAACTGGAGTCTAAAAGCGATAGCAGAAGAGCAGATTACTAAGAATGTAAATGGTAAGCTATGGTTGCATAACCCAGTCAGTGGTTTATACTATGAACTACGAAGTAAGAAGGATATTTTTAGTACGCTTAACCAAGGCACCGGCACTTACTGCTTCGATATGTGGGTAAAGGAGATATTAAAAAGAACTAAGACTTTGTTAGCACAGTTTCATGACGAGGTTATTCTTGATGTACCCTGCGCATATCGAGAGGGTATTACTAAACTGTTAAAAGAATGTGTAAAGGAGGTAAACAAAAAACTTAATCTAAACAGAGAGTTAGATGTAGATGTAGATTTTGGTAAAACTTATGCAGAAATACATTGACATCTACAAAAAGTTATGAGATACTTACAACTGTTATTCCAACAATAGAGGATAAAATAACAAATGGCTATTAAAAGACGTGGCGAACAACAAACAACTGAGCGTAGTGACTTAGAATATGTAAACTTAGAAGCAGGTGAGCATGAAGGTAGACTACGATATGTAGCAGACTTAGGTATGCAGAAGCGTGAGTACATGGGTGAGGAGAAACCACCAGCACAACAACTGGCTTTAGGTATTGAGATTATCGGACAGTCTGTAGAGATTGATGGAAAAGAGCAGCCTAGGTTGTTATGGACAACTGGCTTTAACGTGTTCCACCAGTTGACTGAGCGTGGTAAAGAACTCCAATACTTCAAGGTATTCGACCAAGCAGCAGTGGAAGGTGTAGAGGCTGATTGGGATAGCGTTATTAACGAACCTTGTAATGTGGTGGTTATCAATGCCAAAGGTAAGGGTGAGAATTCTCATCGTACATACGACAACATCGACTACCTAACACCAATCCCTACTAAGTATAAGGGTGGTGTAGAAGCTGGACTTATTACCGATGGCTGTACGGGTGATGCAGATGATATGGAAAACCCAGCACAAGCTAATATGTTTGGTTTACCGCTACACATTCATGGTAACCGTATTGATGGGGAGGTTGCGCCAAAGCCTATGCCTGAGATGGGTGGTATTCAAGATGACGATATTCCATTCTAATGCAACTGTTAATTGATGGTGATGTTATTGTGTATCGCATAGGGTTTGCAACACAGAGGAAGAATGACGATGGAAACATTGTACCAGAGCCTTTGCCCTATGCTTTACACAGTACCAAGAGGTTTATCAATGGTATGATTAAAGATACAGGTGCTGATAGTTACAGGTTATTCCTAACAGGCAAGGATAACTTTAGACTACAAGTTGACAGTGAGTACAAAGCTAACCGTAAAGATACAGCTAAACCTATTCACTACCAAGCCATAAGGGATTATATGGTTAAGCACTTTAAGGCAGAGGTTATCGACGGCATGGAAGCTGACGATGCCCTTGCACTTAATCAAACAGACAACACAATGATAGCAAGCATAGACAAAGACCTGCTTATGGTAGAGGGTGAACATTATAACTTCGTGAAGAAAGAGTTTACCCATGTGACCTATGAAGCGGGTATACACTGGTTCTATATGCAAATGCTAATGGGAGATAAAGTTGATAACATTATCGGAATACGTGGAATCGGCATTAAGAAAGCTGAGAAGATATTGGCTGAGAGTAAAGATTGGGATGCTACTGTGGAGAGTAGATACGAAGATGAGTTTGGGGAAGGCTGGTATCAGCGTATGGTGCAGAATACGCAGCTCCTTTGGATGCTTCAAAAAGATGTGAGGATGCCAATGAATATAAAAGGGGATAAGTAATGACTAAAGAAGAGAAGGTTAAGTACAATAGGGCTTACTATGAGGCTAATAAAGAGAAGGAGTTGGCTCGACAGGCTAAATACTACAAAGCTAATAAAGAGAAGATATCAGCTCAACGGGCTAAACACTACAAAGCTAATAAGGAGGAGATATCAGCTCAAAAGGCTAAATACTACGAGGCTAATAAAGAGGGGAGAGTAGCTTACAGCAGGGCTTACTACGAGGCTAATAAAGAGGGGGTGATAGCTCGGACTAATAAATACCGCGAAGCTAGCCCAGAAAGACTTAAAGCCCATAGGGCGGTTATTACTGCTTTACGTAATAGCTCTTTGGTCAGCCTACCTTGTAGTGAGTGTGGAGAAACCAAGACAGAGGCTCATCACTATGCTTATGACATGCCACTAGATGTTATTTGGTTATGTAGGAAGCATCATATGCAATTACACAAGGAGCATAGGGAGTATGAACAAGTACCGCAGCAAGTTTGAGGAGAGGGTAGCTAAAGACTTGAAAGACTTCACATACGAATGTACAACGTTACTATATAACAAACGTACTACTAGGAAGATGGAGTGTTTAGACTGTGGCAGTCAACACGTATTGCAAAAGGCTAAGTATCTTACAGACTTTAGATTGCCTAATGGTATATACATTGAAGTGAAGGGGTGGTTTAAGCCTAGTGACAGAACTAAGATGGAGAGTGTCATTAAGTGTAACCCAAACTTAGATATACGAATGTTGTTTCAAAAAGATGGGTGGACTACCAAGAAGAAAACACAGAAGTATAGTGAGTGGTGTGATAAGCGTAAGATTAAGTATGCTATTGGGAAAGTTCCTATTGAATGGGTGAACGAGGATGAGAAATGTGAATAAGATATGTTATAAATGTGGTGCGGAAGACCCAGATTATGTAGTAGTTGGGTATGGTAGGAATTGTTCTGAGTGTGGGGGTAAAGCTAGTGTGTTAGAGGTAACTGAAATGACTGACTTAATAAACGAACTTTACCTTAAAGGCTTACTACCCGAAGGTTTGGTTGAAGATATAACAGATGAAGATTATAATGAACTTGAGTTGGATTTTAATGACGATTCATTAGAAGCACATGAAGATGCTTTCTTGGATTATTTAGAGGACTATGACTATGACTAAAATAGTAGTGATACCAGACACACAGATGAAGAAAGGTGTACCTATGGAACACTTGCTATATGCAGGTAAATACATAGCAGAGAAGAAGCCAGATGTTATCGTACACCTTGGTGACCATTGGGATATGCCTAGCCTATCTTACTATGATAAGGGTAAAAAGTCTTTTGAAGGTAGACGATATAAAGATGATGTTGACTCCGGCAACTTAGCTATGGATTTATTCTTAGAGCCTATCAAGAAAGAGATGAAAAGGTTGAAGCGCAATAAGAAGAAGTTATGGCAACCGCGAATGGTGTTTACAATGGGCAATCATGAAGAACGTATAGAGCGTGCAGTAGAAAGTGACGCTGTGCTAGAAGATGTGATTGGTTATCAAGACTTAAACCTTAGTGACTGGGAAGTTATAGATTATAAAGAGCCAGTAATTATTGAGGGTATTGGCTTCTGTCACTTCTTTACCAGTGGTGTTATGGGTCGCCCAGTATCAAGTGCTAGGGCTATGCTTACTAAGAAACATATGAGTTGTGTGATGGGTCACGTACAGGATAGAGACATTGCATTTAGTAAGCGTGGTGATGGCACTGCACTGACTGGTATCTTTGCTGGTATCTTTTACCAACATGATGAGGCTTATTTAGGTAGTCAAGGTAATGGTAGCTGGAAAGGTATTTGGATGTTAAACGAAGTTAATAATGGTAGCTTTGATGAAATGCCTATTAGCTTAGAGTATTTGAGAGGCAAGTATGAACAGTGATGAGGCTAAGTTTGCAGAGCTAGGTAGGCACGACCTAATCAATAAGGGTGTTTGTGGTAAAGCCACTAGCAGGGTAGATATTATTGGACAGAATGGGAATGATGGACTACACTACGGACAGGTAGACACCGAAAACTTTGCGATACCTAATGATAGTAGTACCAAACAGGTAGGTGGTAGTCACTACACAGAACATAAGATTCAACCTTGGGATATTATTGATGAGTACCACCTAAACTTCTACGAAGGTAATGTCTTAAAGTATTTACTTAGGAATAAGGGTAATAGAGAAGAAGATATTAAGAAAGCTATTCACTACCTTGAGAAGATACTAGAAAATAGGTGTGTTTGATGGAGTCCAGAAGCCCTATTATGTTATTTGGCAAGAGCCTATTTGGTTTTTGGCTACCATTTATAGGGTTTACAACCTACATAGAGTATGACAATATCTTTAACCCAAAGTTTAAAATATATGAACACGTGTTTTTGGTTCAATGGATTGTGGGTTACGGACTTGTCTATAAAATAGAAGTAGAAGTTATGATGGAAGGGGAAGATTGGAATGACGAATAATGAAAACCCAAAGGCTACGTTTACTATTAAGAAGATAACTAACTGGCATTATGCCAGGAACTTAATCAGTGGCTCTAACGACCAAGCACAAGTAAAGAAGTTAATAGAAGAGGTAACTGAGTTAGTAGACTCATTATCTACAGGGCAAAGTCCCATTGATGATATTGGTGATATTATTGTAGTGCTAATCAACATAGCAGAAAGACATAAGCTATCTATTGATGAATGTTTAGAACACGCATATAATGATATTAAAGACCGCAGGGGTCAAATGGTAGATGGCATATTTGTAAAGGAAGAGTAAATGATTACAGACAAACAAGAAGCGTATGTTATTGCATACCCACAAGCGGTGAAGTTTGCTGAGGTGCAAGAGGACATCTTCTGGACTGCTAAAGAGATTGGTATGGAAAAAGATTTACATGACTTACATAACAATCTGACAGAGGCAGAGATGCATGGGGTAGTTACTGTACTAAAACTATTTACCTTGTATGAGACACACGTAGGTAATGATTACTGGTTAGATTTTATTCGTAAGAAGTTTGAAAGACCAGAGATACAACGTATGGCTTCTGTGTTTGGTATGTTTGAACTTAACGTACATGCACCTTTCTATAACAAGATTAACGAAGTCTTGAACCTAAACACTGAGGAGTTCTACAACAGCTACGTAGAGGATAAGACCTTACGTGGGCGTATGGATTGGTTAGATAGGCAGTTTGAAGGTGATGATATGTTAGCCTCGTTAGCAGTTGGCTCTATTGTAGAGGGTGCTGTATTATATTCTAACTTTGCTTTCCTAAAGCACTTCCAAGCTGAGGGTAAGAACAAGTTAGTCAACATGGCAGCAGGTATTAACTTCAGTGTAAGGGATGAGAACCTACACAGTCTAGCAGGTGCTTGGTTATTCAATACACTAAGAGAAGAGAGTGAACAGCTAGACAACAAAGAGTTAGATAAGAAAATCTATAAGACTTGTGGTAAAATCTACGAACATGAAACCCGTATTATTGATATGATATTTGAGAAGGGTGAGATTAAAGGTATCACAGACTTACAAATGAAGAACTTTATTCAAGCTAGGTTAAACCTTTGTCTTGAGCAACTAAG